CGTAACCATCGCCACTAGTGCCAGCTGCCCTTGGCTCAAGGTCAACAAATGTGGGTTGGTCATATGAAGGCCTACCCTTGGGGTTCTCAGGGTCTGATCCATTTTGGAGACAAATGTAAACTTTCAAGTCCTCATTCACTATGTAGTAATTTGCTTCATACAAACTACCTTGTGAAGTTATTGGTGTTAAATTGTAGATATTATAGTCATGTCGGTACATTTCATAGGTAGTACCAGCAACCCATTTTACCTTTCTAACAAGTCTGCGAACATCCTTGTCAGTCACTTTCTTCATAGCAATTATAGATTCTTTGATAGAATACTCTTCTTCAAATCCATCTAAAGGTGCAGGGGTGTCGGTAGGCCATGTGGCAGTACCGCCTGCCTTTGGTTCTATGGAATTTGGTAATCCCATAAACGCATAGTATTTGTTAACAGTAGATCCGACCCCGACAAAACTTTGCACAAAAGTCTCGGCATTTAAAATTCTAAACTGTTCGGATATTATGGCAGGCATTTTAAAAAAACTAGTCTTTTTGTTTTATTTAGTGGTTAAGTTAATGGTTTCTTTCTGGAGACCACTGGAGCAGTAGATAATCCTGTTAAACCATTGTTTGAATTGACAAAGAAATCTTTAGGATTTCCAGAAGCACGGTTCTGATATCCCAAGAATTTACCCCAACTATATTTACCCCAGAAGGTATCCATATTTGATGTTACGGCAAGACCAACTTGGATTGTATTATTACCGTATGACACTGGGCCAGGTAAGAACGCACAAGTTACAGTGGTCAATCCTGATATTGCATCTCCAGTAGTAGCTTGTTCTACCCTAAAGACACCACCAAGATAATCACCAGAAGTTACCATACCAACAGGAACTCTAGAACCACTGGAAGTTGTGATACCTGTTAGGGCATGACCAACAACTAATGAACTATCATATATGGTAAAGAAGTCTCCCTTTTGAAGTCCACTAAACTGAACTCCAAGATCGTTAAGTGAAGAATATCCATAACCAAGATTAGTATTATCATTGAATTGGGATTTCAATGTAAATGTTAATTGTGGAAGTCTATCGGCAGTTCCTGGCAACCATGTATTTATTCCTACTATGTCTCCAAAATCGCCTTCTGCATCAACTGATAATACATCTTCCTTCGTAGTTTTGTCACTTTCCACAATTACTGGTGGAGAACTACCAACATCATAACCAAATCCACCATCCGTAATTGTTACAGATGTAATTACTCCAGCAGTAACAGAAGCTGTTGCAGTCGCCCTATTGATAACTGGATCTGCATAGAAGGTAGTAGTTGCAGAACCAACAGCTATAACTCTTCTACTTGCAAAATCACCAAATGGTGTATCTACAAGATCACGGATTTCATTTGAATGTGGCACTGTTCTTTCATTCCAGTTTGCTAAATCAAATGAGTAATACAAACCACCGACTGTGCTAATTCCAACATAGATGTTATCAAAGAACTTAATTTTTGCAAAATCAAATGTTGCAGGGTGTTGTGTTCCAGCTGGTAACTGTTGACTCCAAGGTTGCCAGAAGTTCTTATCAGTTGAAATACCAATAGTTCCACTGTCACCAACAACAATAAATTTATTACCATCATAGATGATATCATTCAAATCATTAACAGTATTACTTACCTTATCTGACCATGCTTTTCCATCATTTGATGCAATAATAACACCACCATTACCAACAGCAATAAATTCTGACTGACCATAACAAATTGCATTTAGAGTTTGTAGTGTTCCTGAGAATTGACTAAATGCACTATTAGTTGTAAGACCAACAGAAGTGAATATAGATCCAGCAGCACCAACTGCAACCCATGTATTTCTAGTTCCCTCCCAAATCACATCTTGGAAATTACCTTGATATGTACTTGGTAGTGTAAGTGTTTGATTGATAGCTGGTATTTGTCTTTGTTCTAATAAATCTATTGCAGTCCATGTAGACATACTGTTGCCTATTGAAACTGCTCTTGCCATTGAACCATAATCACCTACAGCCATTGCATAAACAGTAGATGTTCCACTATTACCTACACCTACACCATTGAAGGTTACAGTTCCACCAAATCCAATTCTACCCCTTTCCCAGAATGTTCCACTCTTAGTGTTCATGTAGAAACTACTGGAACCAACTGCAACAATAGGTTCTTCCTTTGTCAATGCTTTAAATTCTACAGAAGATGTGATACCTGTAATAGGATCAAACTCCCAAGCAGATATTGGATCTTTACGTTTAATTAATGCACTTGAAATTGCAACATTTGGAGATGAAATATTAAGATATCCCTTTCCACCATCTGCAATCGTTAGAGATGATATACTGGATGAAGTAGAAACAATAGATGTAATTATGCCTGGTAAAACTTCAGTATCGTCAAATATCTGAATATTTCTTTCTGACTGCACCAATTTATCAATATCAGTAAATACAGGGAACGCATTACTTACATATATTGTCTCATCAGTCTGAGAAACATTTTTTATCAATCTAGTTGTAGGTAAAATACGACTCTTCAAATCAGGTCTAGCCTTAGATATTAAGACACCAGATAAAATTTTATCATGTCTCTGTTTTTCTAAAGTTAGAGGTCTATCTGCATCTTGATCGGTGCTGATACCAATACTATCGTAAGTAAATGTTTCTAAAATATCGGATGCGATTATTCGTTTTGCAGTTCTTTCAAACTGATCTACGTCACCAACTGTGAATCTATTTTCTTTTATTTCAACTTGATCGCCAGGTTTCAATGTTGTTGATGGTTCAATTGTCTCCACATCTCTCTTAGATCCTCTAAAGTAGAATACAGAACACTTAGAGTTTTCTTTTGGTGCTTCAGAGAAGATGACTCTACTACCCTTGAATATGTAAGAAGATTGAGGAGTCTGTAGAATATCATTGATGTAGATAAAGATATTATTGGTGATATCCATATCACTACCAGGCGGTGTCTTAAGACTCAATATCTCAGTATTTCCACTGGTTGTTACTGACAATGTAAACTTCTTACGAACTCCATTGAAGAATGGAGCAATATCATCGAATAATATAAACTGGCCAGGATAGAATCCAGAGAATGTATCACTCTCTAGTTCTTCAACTACCAATTGGAACTCAGTGTGTACACCCACTCTAGGATCAGTAGCAATACCACTGACAGTTAATCTATCATCTACTTTATAAGCAGTTCCTTCCTCAAGAACACTAAATTCCGAAATATTTCCGTCAACATTGACACGAAAATCTATTTTTGAATTTGTACCAACACCAGTTGAACCTGAGATGTACTCTAAATCTCTGTTGAAATATGGATCTGGTTCAGTAACATCAACAACAATAGGTTTACTTACTTGACCACCTCTCTTATATAAAGAAGTTTCAGTTGTTAATCCAGCGTCAACACGGAATTTTGCAGCATCTAATTTTTCAATCACATCAAATCCAGAGAATCCCTTTTCTATAGAAGATGCAATCCTCTTACCTTGTTGTGAAAGACCAGCCCTAGCATAGTTGTGATCCACTGTTGAAATACCAACATTGACAACATAAGTTTTACTATCAATAATTTTATCTACGAATGTACCACCAGCAGCAAAGTCAGTTCCACTAGGAGAGTTATTATTAAGTCTAGGTGCAAGTATTACTCCTTGAATCTTACCACCAGAATTATAGAAACTAGGTGTAGTGGATGGGCCCACTTGTGTTTCAATAGTAGTATTATTGATGACTCTAGTAATTAGTGAACCATTGTAGTATGGATCTCCACCTTTAGGATAGAATTGTTTTGTGGTATAGTTATCTTGTGAACAAGAGAATAAAATACCCTCAGTCTTCAACTTAACATTTCTACCAACACCAGCTGCAGTTGTAATTCCATGAACTGTTGGTAGGAAGGCAGTCATGATACCAATAGACTCATGATAATCTGCATGGTTTATATTGTATTCTACTCTTGTAGAAACACCAACATTTAGAGTTACATTATTAGATGTTACAGCAGTAGGATATAGAGCAGTATCATGAGCTGGATCAGTTGTTCTTGGGTATGCATGTTCTGTTGCATATTGATCCATAGAACATGAATATATCAAACTATTCGTTGCTAGACCAACACTAGTTGTAGTTGATAATCCATGTGATGTGTCAGTGGTTACTGTTGCTAATCCACTGTTTGCATCGTATGTAGCATTAATTACGTTGAACTTAACTCTGGATGTAATACCCACATTAATTGTAAACGTATCTGTAGTAGAAGTAACAACACCAACTTCTATATTGTGTATTGGGTCAGTAGTTCTTGGGTATGTGTGATCTGTTGCATAATTATCCTGTGAACATCTCCATGTATAAGAATCTGTGGCAAGACCAAGAGTATCTCTAGCAATAAGTAATGCATCTAGTTCTGCATTTTCAAATGTATGGATATAGCCACCACCACTAATGACTGAGTTAGCAGAAGCAGAAACAAAAATGTGTTCTGTCTGATTAGATGATTTGCCTACATCCAGTGTAATAGTAGTATCTGTTGTAGAAGTAATCTTAACAGCAGTATTATAAGCAGGATCTGGGCCAGATATGCCACTTGCCCTTGGGTAGAAGTGATTTGTCGCATGATTGTCTAAAGCACAAGTGAATTTGAATGCTCTTGTCTTGAGTTTTACTGATGTTCCTTTTTGTAATGAGTGTGATCCAATATCTATAGTCATCAGACCAGTAAACGGATCAAAAGATCCACTTGTAGGACTGTGATAAACAAGAGGAGATGTTCCTACATTTACACTAAAATTGTTTAAATCTATGGTTGTTACAGATAACCAATTTTGATCTGCTGGATCTTTTCTTCTTGGATAACTCTTGATAGTTTTTCTTTGATCCATCTGGCATCTAAACCTGATAGAATCTCTCTTAAACTGAACTCTATTACCAGTTGTTAGACCATGTTCTTGATTTGTGGTAACAGTCATAATACCACTACCAGCATCATAAGTTGCAAACTGGATTGTTTTATCACTGATCGCACCATTGAAACCATGAACATTAGAGAACACAGTCATAATACCAGTGCTTGCAGTATAGGCAGCAGTGGCAATATTGTAATTGACTATTGTAGATACACCTACATTAATAGTCAGTGTGGTTGCTGATGTAGATCCAATACCAACAGATACATTACCACCTATAGGATCATCGGGTCTTGGGTATGCATGTATGGTTGCATGATTATCTCTAGCACAAGTAAAGTTAATAGATGCAGTATTAATACCAACAGTGTCTCTCGCCTTTTTTAAACCACCAGTGGTTGCACTCTGGAACCAATGTGTATTTACAATAGTGGATATACCAACAAATACAGAGAATGTATTTACACCAACATTATAAATTGGCAACCACTTATTCAAGTATGGATCGGAATATCTTGGATATGCTTTGTTAGCAGTATATCCATCTTTATCACACTTGAATGTAATTGATTCAAGATCAAACTTAACGTATTCACCAGCAACAAAACCATGATTTGCAATGGTTGGTTCTAGTACACCAGTACTAGGATTATACGTTGCCGTCGAAATTGTGTGAGATGACTCATTGATATATGAATGTCCAGCACCAACAGTCATCGTAAACTCACCTGTTGCAGGGTTGTATGTCGATGTTGATATAGAACGTTCTTCTATTGTAGAAACACCAACTCTTACTTCAAAGGTATTAGTGGTAACTGAGACTATTCCTATGTTTGTATTGTATACTGGGTCTGTCTTACGAGGGTATGCATGAATGGTTGCATAGTTATCTTTAGCACACTTGAATGATAAAGCACCCTCAGCTATTTGCACCTGTTGGGTTGGTCTTTCTAAAGAATTTGCAACTGAATTTTGATACCAGTATGGTGTGTAATCTCCACCACCAGTTATGACTGCATCAGTTCCCAAACCAACAAATGTATATGGATAATCGCCACCAGCAATCACCCCTTGGTTTGCAACACCCTGATTGGGTATAAATTGATAAAGATTTGAAGCAGTTGTTACTCCAACATTAACTACAAACTCAGTACCAGCAGCACTAACAAGAGTTACTGGTTTATCATAATATGGATCACTTGGTCTTGGATAGAAATGATTAGTTTGGAAACCATCATTAGCGCATTTAAAAGCGAGAGAACCATTTTTAAATTTAATAGTTTCTCCAGCCTGGAAATCATGTAATCTATCAAGAGAAACAGTCATGATACCTGACGCTGGTGTATAGTCTGCAAAAGCAATATTGTATTTGACTATTGTTGATATACCGACATTTACAGTTATGGTTGTCCCAGCAGAACCTACGATTGGAACGGCAGTGTTATAAGTTGGATCTTTTGCTCTTGGATAATACTTAATTGCAGTGTTTTGATCAGCAGTACATGTAAATCCTAGTGAACTATCCTTAAATTTGATACTTTGACCAACTCTAAGATCATGAGTTCCAATACTCATTGTCATAACACCCACAGAAGGTGTATAATTTGCACCAGAAACTGTATAATCTATTCTAGTAGTAATACCAGCAAATACTTCAAAAGTATTTGTAGTGACATTACTAATAGGAATCCAACTATTACTAATTGGGTCTGTAGATCTAGGATAATATTTGGTTGATGTATATGCATCAAGAGAACACTTCCAACCTATGGCTTCATCTGCGATCTTTATTTGATCACCATTTGAAAATCCATGACTAGGAACTGTTATGGTTAAGATACCTACTATTGGATTATAATTTGCAGTCGTAATTGAGTGTTGTGAGGGGCCTGTTAGACCATGATTGGCGACAGTTAGAACTAGAGAACCAGTACTAGGAGTGTAGTCGGCACCTGTAGGTGTGGTGGTTCCGCCCCCGACTACACTGACACCACCAGCAATTGTTTCTGATGGTACAAATGTATGAGCATAATCTCCACCAACTTTTATTGTCTTCTCGTCAGAACTTACATAGGTATGTGCATAATCACCACCAGCAAATGTGGATGTTGCAGTCGCACTGTGAAACTCATGTAGATATGGCCCACCAGTTAGTAATGCACCTTCTTCTGCACGGAGGAATTGATGAGGATAATCGCCACCATATATCAATGCACCATTAACAGCTTCTTCAAATCTGTGGATATATTGGTTTTTAACACGAGATATACCTACATCCACTTCAAGTGCAGTTCCAGAGTAACCTACGATTGGAATAGAAGTATCATATGCAGTAGATCTACTTCTTGGATAGTAATGTTGGTATGCACCATTATCCAAAGCACATGTAAATGCAAGACCAGTCAGAATAACATCTTTACCTACTTTGTAGCCGTGAGGCGC